ATGGAACTCTATCTCGACACAGCCGACTGCGCGGCCGTTCAGCGCCTGGCCCGTATCCTGCCGTTGGCGGGCGTCACCACCAACCCCAGCATTCTTGCCCGCAGTGGCTTGTCGCCCGCGCAGGCGCTACCGCGCCTGTACGATGCGCTGGGGGGCCACGGCCGTCTGTTTGCCCAGGTGATGGCGAACGATGCGCATGGCATGGTGAGCGAGGCGCGTGCGCTGCGCGCCATCGTGGACAATCTGGTGGTGAAGGTGCCGGTGACGTCGGAAGGGTTAGCGGCAATTAAATTGTTGAAACAGGAAGGGATACCTACGCTTGGCACCGCGGTATACGGCGCCGGACAAGGACTGCTGGCGGCGCTGGCCGGCGCCGACTATATCGCGCCCTACGTTAACCGCCTGGATGCGCAGGGGGGCGATGGGATTAAGACCGTAGAGGCGCTGCAGCGCCTGCTGACCCTGCATGCGCCGCAGGCCTCGGTGCTGGCCGCCAGCTTTAAGAATGCCCGTCAGGCGCTGGACTGCCTATTGGCGGGCTGCGGCGCGATTACGCTACCGATAGAGGTCGCCGAGCAGTTTATCAGCGCCCCTGCCGTCACGGCCGCGGTTGCCCAGTTTGAGCAGGATTGGCAGGATGCCTTTGGCCGTCGTACGCTGTAATCATCCCTTTCCGCGCGTATTCTCACCCGGCGGCGCCGCGCCGCCGGCGTCTCGTTCTTTCGAATCGTTATTTTCCTTTCCCACCGCGTAGATAATAGGGGCTATGCCGTTATACGCATCGCTTGCGCGCGTGGCGGGAGGCGGGGGCGAAAAGGGGACTGCGCGGTTTACCAACAAAAAAGTCACCCCGTTGATGATGGCTTAATTGATTGAATCTAAAGCTAAAATTTGGTGGCCCCTGTTGGGTTTGAACCAACGACCAAGCGATTATGAGTTCCTACAAGAACAACCGAAAATCAATAGTTTGCGTTATTAAACATTGACTTAGTTTGCCAATGTTTGCCAGCGTTTGCCAATATTTGCCATTTACACCGCCATTTTATCGCCACTCGTCGCCAGTGGATTACGTTTAACGGCATCCTCTAAATGGTCGGGGGCAAAGTGAGCATATCGCATCGTCATTTTGATGTCGGTATGGCCGAGTACGCGCTGCAAGACCAAAATATTACCACCATTCATCATAAAGTGGCTGGCGAAGGTGTGGCGCAAAACGTGGGTAAGCTGTCCTGCTGGTAGTTCGATGCCTGTTCTTTCCAGGGCTGACCGGAACGCGCCATAACAATCACTGAACAACCGGCCTTTTTTATTATCAGGCAGAGACTCATAGAGCTCTTGGCTGATTGGGACGGTACGGTTTTTTCTGCCTTTGGTGTTGGTGTAAGTGATTTTGTATTTCGCGAGCTGGCTTTTTCTCAGGCTCTCAGCCTCAGACCACCGTGCGCCAGTGGCGAGGCAGATTCTTACCACGGTTTCTAAATCAGGGTGGCCATGCCTTTTACACTCTCCGAGCAGTTGCGAAATTTGGTCGTGAGTTAGCCAGGCCATTTCCATTTCTTCTGTGCGGAATGGGCGCATATTTTTCAGTGGGTTTTCCCCTTTCCATTCTCCGAGACGGTTTAGCTCATTGAACACTGCCCGGAAGTAGGCCAGCTCAAGATTAAGCGTGCGAGGCGATACCTCTTTCACTCTGTTTGAACGGGCATACTCACCTTTCAACCGTTTTTCTCGGTAGCGGGAAAACATCTGCGCATCGAAATCGCGTGCGAGTGGTTCGCCCATACACTCAAAAGCATGGTGCATGGCTAACTGGCGTTTCAAGCCATCTTTCAGTGTAATGCCATGAGCGCTATACCATGAATCAACCAGCTCGTTTAACGTGCGCCTGTCTTCCTTTTCTTCCTGCCACGGGTTTTGAACGGTGTATTGTTCAAACGCCAGAGCCTCGCCCTTAGTGGCAAATTTTTTTCTGATACGTTTGCCTTTTGCGCCGTTTGGGTAGAGCTCACAAATCCAACCGCCAGCCGGATTTTTACGGACAGTCATCAATTAACCTCGCTGTATATACCCACTATACGGCCAATCGTTTTTATCTCATCAATCCCGCACTCAAACGGTACTTTACCTCCTGCAACATGCAACCTTTTACCGGGTAGAACCGTTAACTCGCGCAGGCTGATTGCGCCCTCAACATCGACAATCCAAAGACCGTCAGCCAAAGGCGCGTCTTTCTCAGTGATATAGCTTTTGCTCTCGTTTTTAACGCAGATAGCACTTTTCAAAGGCTTTTCGAAAAGCCCAGGGTCGATATTCAAAAATCCATTATCAGTGAGGCGCCCTTCACTTAATGTGAATGATTTGAGTTCGTAAGACGATTTTGAGTGTTCGTCTGATTTTTGTGGCCCTTTTCCGGTAAGGATCCATTGGATATTGACACCAGTCTCAAGGGCGCAGAATGCAGCGAAATCATAGGAGACGTTACCGCGTGTATAGCGGTTTTGTAGCGTGCTGGCTGCGATATTGAAATGGTTTGCGAGCTGAATTTTCTGTGTGAACCCGTAGACCTGACAAATTCTATCTAACACTTCCTCGTTTGAAATCTGGCTTTCAAAGTCCATAAATCGCATTCTCATGTTGACCAATGCTAATAATCGCATTAGGATTCGATTGTTGGTGGCAATTGGTGGCAAACATTGGCAAACGTTGGCAACCATAAGGCAAATATTGGCAAAGAGGAAATGATGCAACATGGCTTCCGAAATCGCAATCTTCAAAATCCCAGCCCCTGTGATTTCCCCGCGGCAGTTCGCAGAGCTTGAGGGGGTTTCAGAGCGCACCGCTTACCGTTGGACAACAGGAGATAATCCATGTGTACCAATCGAACCTCGCAAAATCCGTAAAGGCTGCAAGAAAGCTGGCGGTCCTGTTCGCATTTATTACGCACGCTGGAAAGAAGAGCAGTTGCGTAAGGTGTTGGGCCACTCCCGATTTCAACTTGTCATAGGCGCTTAATTCACTTTATGTGAATTATGAGGGGGTAACATGTTTGATTTTCAGGTTTCCAAACATCCGCACTTTGACGAGGCCTGCCGGGCGTTCGCTCTGCGTCATAACCTGGCACAACTGGCCGCAACAGCGGGCATGTCAGCACAGACACTACGTAACAAGCTGAACCCAGAGCAGCCTCATGCACTCACTTGGATCGAGATCCTAAACCTGACGGATGTGACAGAAGACGCCACGCTCGTTGACGGCTTTTTAGCTCAGCTCCATTGTCTGCCGTGTGTACCCGTGAATGAGGTGGCGCCGGAGAAGTTGCAAGCCTACGTCTTGAGCGCGACAGCAGAGGTCGGGAAAGTGGCTGGCGTGGCTATGGCGGGTGCGATCACGCGTTCACATAAACACACTGTCGTTGAAAGTGTTAACACCGGAATCCGTTGCCTGTCGCTCGCAGCACTGACATTGCATGCGCGATTACAGTCCAATCCGGCAATGAACAGTGTGGTCGATACCGTAACGGGTATGGGCGCCAGCTTTGGCTTGCTGTGAGGTGATGACGATGGAGCCATCATTAGCGTCATTTCTGAAAAAACAGAGCCCATCGATGCACTATGGCCACGGCTGGATCACTGGTGAAAACGGCAAGCGCTGGCACCCGTGCAGATCACAGGCTGAATTGCTGGCATCACTTTCTGGGGCGAAACAGGGGGAGTCATGGCTTTCACAGAAGCTGCGCGAGCTGTTCCGATGAGCGCAGGAGCCCGGGTTAACGGGTTGAACCGTATTGCAGCTATCCGCCGAGACGTTTTCAAAGAGGACTCAACTGCAGATCTGCGCCGCTTTTTTGACGATATGAAAGACGCGCGGGATCCGCTCTACAAGGAAAACCGTCGGGCGGTGGGTGCGATTCTCTACTTGGCAAATCTTCCAGCAGCGCGCCACGACGTTGAGTTTAGTGAGTTGACCACTGCCGAACAGGCTGCGCTGATCGCAGCGATGAACCAGCTGCGGGCAGTTGTGAGCTTATTTCCGCGACAGCTCTCAATGCCGAATTAATTACTAGCAAAAAAATCTGGCGTAAACCCGCCGGGCATCACTTTGCCTGAAAACAGGAGAGACCCAATGAAAAAAGAGTTAGCCGAAGTGTTGAGCGTATCAGCAAGGGGCACGCTGACGCGCATGTTGGCTGAGGTTCGTACCGATGAACGTCGTAACCGCGCAATCGTGATGGCCGCTCGTTTAGAACGCATCGCCAATCACATTCAGTCTGAGCGTCTGAGTGCGGTCGATGCGGCAGAGCTGCTGCGCGGGGAGTGCGAATACTACCAGAACCAAGCGCGGGAGCTGCACTGATGAGCGATGCGATCGATATGGCGCAACGGCGCGCAGAGGAGGAGCTGGCTCGCAATTTACATCGCGTTACCGCTCGACCAGTCCATCCGTCAGCCTCGTTTTGCGAAGAGTGCGGAGACCCAATACCCGCGGCGCGGCGCCGGGCGGTGCCGGGGGTTCAGTGCTGCATTACGTGCCAGGAAATTATTGAGCTGAAAAGCAAACACTACCAGGGGGTTTGATGTGAGCACGCCAACTATCAGAACGCCACTGAAATGGGCCGGCAGCAAGGCGCGGATCATGGGGGTATTGCGCCAGCACCTGCCAGCAGGCGCCCGTTTGGTCGAGCCGTTCGCCGGCTCCTGCGCTGTAATGATGAATACGGATTATCCGGCCTATCTCGTCGCAGATATCAATCCTGACTTGATCGGCATGTATCAGCATATTGCGAGGGACACCGCTGACTTTATTGAGCGCGCCAAGCATTTATTTCAAACGTTTAATAGTGAGGATGGTTATTACGATAGTCGGGATTCATTCAATCACGATAGCGATCCTGATTGGCGCGGCCCTCTTTTTTTGTATTTAAACCGCCATGGCTTTAATGGATTGTGCCGCTATAACAGGCGCGGCCATTTCAATGTGCCATTTGGTCGCTACAAAAAGCCGTACTTCCCGGAAGAAGAGATCCGGGCCTTTGCTGAAAAGGCGTCATGTGCAACTTTCTTATGCTGTCACTATGCGGAAACGCTGAGCATGGTACGTCCGTTCGATGTCGTTTATTGCGATCCGCCATATCTTACTGACTCATGCGAGTTTACCGCTTATCACTCAACGGCGTTTTCACATGTTGAACATGGCCAGCTGGCTAGAAAACTGCGCCGGGTGGCGAGTAGTGGAGTATCGGTGGCGGTATCTAACAGCGACACTGATCTGGTGCGCCATCTCTATCGTGAGTTTGAGTGCCATGGCATCACTGCACCGCGCAGCATCGGCGCATCAGCGGGAAGTAAAAAGAATGCGAGAGAGTTGATAATCACGTCACCTCGAGGCGATATCCAATTCGCATTTGATCCCGCGATCCCCGGGACAGACTGTACTGTAATTCATGAGGTGCGGGCATGAGTTATCCCTATAGCTGGAACGTGCCACGTGAAGCTATTGCTAGCCCATATCCAACCTATGAAGAAATACACCGCCGCGATCGAGAGATTGCGGCTTTTCTGCAGGCTCAGGGCGCCATCAGCCGCCAGTTGGAGTGTGTTCGGTTTCCGGTTCGTCAGGCGTGTGAGCAGTTGGAGCGTAATGGAGATCCTCGGCGAGCCAATGCCTTTTTGATCTCATTTTGCAAAAGGGCATTGCCGCGCATAGAGCTGGTATCGGCGCAGTACCGAATCGCCGATATCGATCCGGCTATGGCCGTTAAATTATTCCGTGGCCGCTCGAAAAACGAGAATGTGCCGAATACGGCATCGCTGTTGATGGGGTTAGTGTTTCGTTATAACCGCCTGCCTGACATGTCAAAATCGGATATTGAATTACTGGCCGGTGATATTGCCAACTTTATCCGTAGTGATCTTGCCGTGGAGGATGAGGCATTAGGTGATGCCGGTGAGTTAAAAAATCTGCATGTCCTTTACATGCGTGCTGCCACGATTACGGACTTATTTCATGTGGAGGCGCCGCTGTGGAAGCGGATCACGACTAGCTATGTGATGGCCGACGATATTGGTCCGGCGGCTCAGCGCATGATCAATGAGAAATGGTGGCGTGGCCGGCTGCGCCGCGTTGCTGCTGCATGGCGGGAACATCTACAGATCGCTATCGGTAATGTCAGTAAGAAAAAAACGCCCTATGCCAGCCATACGTGTGTAAGCGAATGGCGGGAACAGCGCCGCCGCATCCGTGAATTTCTGAAAGGAATGGAACTGGAGGATGAGGACGGAAACCGTATCAGCCTGATCGAAAAATATGATGGTTCAGTGGCAAACCCGGCTATTCGGCGCTGCGAGCTAATGACTCGGATTCGTGGATTCGAAGATATCTGCACGCAGTTGGGATATGTGGGTGAGTTTTACACCATCACTGCACCGTCGAAATATCACGCGACAACCAAGGCAGGATACCGGAACCATAAATGGAGCGGAGCTAGCCCATCGACAACGCAATCCTATCTCACCGGACTGTGGTCAAAAATCCGCGCCAAGCTTCACCGCACAGAGTTACGGATATTCGGGATCCGCGTCGCGGAGCCCCATCATGACGGGACCCCGCACTGGCACATGCTGATGTTTATGCGCCCAGAGGATGCAGACAGAGTGCGTGAGGTTATCCGCAGCTATGCCTGTGCAGAAGATGCGTATGAGCTGGCAAGTGATAAGGCGGCCAAAGCCAGGTTTCATGCGGAAGCTATAGATCCAAAAAAAGGTAGCGCGACCGGCTACGTCGCTAAATACATCTCTAAAAATATTGACGGCTATGCCCTTGATGGTGAAGCCGATGATGAAAGCGGTGAGCTACTAAAAGAAACGGCGCCGGCGGTTTCTGCGTGGGCGGCTCGTTGGCATATCCGTCAATTCCAGTTTATCGGCGGTGCGCCGGTGACGGTTTACCGTGAGCTGCGCCGCCTATCCGATACAGACACGGCCCACGGCCTCAGCATTGAGTTTGCAGCCGTGCATGATGCGGCCGATGCTGGTCGCTGGGCGGATTATGTCAATGCCCAGGGCGGTCCATTTGTCCGCCGTGACGATTTGCAGGTGCGTACCTGGTATGAGTGCGCGGAAACCTACAACCAGTACGGAGAGGAGCAAATCCGCATCCGTGGTGTTTACGACGCTAGCGTCGGTAGCGACGTCCCTATCATCACCCGCGCCACACAATGGAAGATTGTGCCAAAGCGGGCGCAGGATTTGGGGGTTGACGTTAAGGGCGCCCCCGCGCCCTCTCGGAGTTCTGTCAATAACTGTACGGGGGGGGAACTGGAGGGGGATCTGGCATGGCTGAATGATTTTGACTTTAGTCAGCCATTAAACCGGAGGCAAAAACGACAGCTTATGGATCTGCTGAGGTCGGAACGGCACCTGAGGAAGCCTGTCTTTGACCCTAGAACGGAGGAGAATGCCGCGGCGATCGACAGAACCCTGGATGAAATCAAGGTACTGACTGGCCAAGACATCAGTAAAGGGGAAGCGCTACACCTAATGGCTGGCTCAAAGATGTCGATTGCGGGGCATTGGTGCCGCGGATCAGCCTCTGGTGAGGTTTTTGGTGCGAGGCCCAAAAGCCATCTACATGACTCAGTGCAGATATTACGACGTTTGGATAAGCTGATACGTGATGTTAAAGGGATGAAAACTGCATGATAACAAAGATTTTTTTGTTGATTACTTGACTCTTTGTGGTTATGGGTTCAAATTTATACTGTGTATTTGTACAGTATTTCGGAGGGCGCGTGGATAGAGAGCTGACAGAGCGGGTGGTCATGGAGAGGGTAGAAATGATTGCACGCTTAACGACGGAGGGGGTGTGTCAGGAAAGGGATCGTGAAATTGCTCTTGGCTTGATTGCAGACATAGCAAGAGGCAACATAATGAAAGGTAATGGTTTTTCTGTTGTATTCTCCGCGCTTCCAGTAGAAACGAAAATGAAAAATATGGCAGCGATAAGAGAAAATAGTGATTAGTGTTATTTATTGACAAATTTATAAATGATAGCCTCATGTTGTTAGCGTGAGGCTATTTTTATTGGATGGAATGTAAGGAAATTCATAGATGCCATAATAGCATTTTTATCTACGACTCTCTTTATTGCTTTTGTTGTTGGGCTTATAAATCCGTCGATGGTTCGGATGCTGGACCGCAAACGCTCCAGCATGGTTTATCACGGAGGGTGAGGTATTAACTGGTTAATATAGTTAGTGAAAATATTTATACTTTCAGCATGGATGGTTTTAAGATATGTATAAATCTATTTTATTTGCGGTTTAATAGTTTTATTGTTAGCCAAACAAATATCACTGATGTGAAAAAGTAAATTGCGTCTTCATAGTTTTTGAGTCCATGTTCAATAATTAAAGATGACAGGTTGAATGCTTTGAATAATGGTTCAACTATAATTGGTGATAGTGACGAGGATGCAATCAAACCAAATGCCATTGTTATTTTGTTGTTTCCTTTCTCGCTGCGATCTGCATCGATAAGCTTTAGAACGTGTATTCTTGACTTTATCAATTCGATAACGCTTTTACGTGATTTTTTTATGTCAATTGAATTTTGTATGTTGAATGAAAAATCTTGGATTTCTCCATATTTTCTTGAGAAGATTCTAAGCCACTCTTCGAATAATAGGACGTCCTCTTGTATTTTTGCAAGGCCGATATGAGTTTTTTCATGTACAATATTATTTATTTTTGATTCATAGAAAAATGATATAAAGTCTCTAAGGTCACTTTTGAGTTGATTATCCCATATTAGGTTCTCTTCTGTATATTCCCTTGTAAAATATTCTTTTTTAACTCCGCCTGATAGTATGGTTAATGCTAATGATTGCTCTGAAAAAAAGTTGAAGTCATCAAAAAAACGATGATCAATGTATTTTTTTGTGCGTTTTTTGTTTGATGGTGAATAGTGTCTATCAAGTAATGAATGAATTAAATCTTGATTACTTTGACAATTATCAGATGAGCTTGTTTTTTGGTTGTCATGTTCGAATATATATGCACTTGGCTTACCTTGCCAGATGCTATATAGTTCTGATGGATTTATTCCAAAAAAGAAATCATTAATTTTTTTGTTTTTTGTTGTGTAAAATATTATAGCTATTAAGTACGAAGCAATATCACTAATATTATGTTTCACTTGTAGTAATTTGGGGTATTCAACATATTTCCCTGTTATTCTGAATTTTCCAACATTAAGATCTTCAGAGTTCTCATTTAATAACTTTAATCTATGCTTAATACTGTTTTTTACTCTGTATCTTTTTAATAGTGACATCATTGCGTGATCGATTTGCAATGAATATCTAGCAAACTCTATACTAGTTATGATTGAATCGTTTAGTTTGAGAGGGAGGTTTAAAATGTTTTTAATGAAATCACTTAAATCCATACTGTGCTCATTAGTATCGATGAAAGTAACGTGTGCTATGCCGTTTTTATATAGGCGAATTATTGGGGTGATGAAAAATTCAATATCATTTCTTTTGATTATAATTGGTTTTTGACAGCATATTATATTTTCATAATAATCATTGCCTGATGTGTAGAATAGTTTTCTTTCAGAGAGTCTAATGTTTATAAATTGAAATAAAACCTTAGTGGTTAGAGCGCAGGTATCTGAGTCGCGAATTTTATTGATCCCATCAACAGTTACAGCATTTTCATTGTTTTCATACCACATTTTTATTTTTGTTGAGTGCGGAGTGTTGTTGGTGATATATTTAAACGTGTTGTTTGGCGTTAGTATTGCAAGAAACAAACCCGTATTTATTAAGTTAGAACTAAATTCCTCTGCATCCAGATATTCTGGAGAGTGTGTTGTATAGGTATGCCAAACTACACCTTTTTTAATTTGCATATCATTATCCATTGTTATAGCTAAGTGGTTTTTCTAGTTATCTAACTAGATAGTAACATTAGGTGGAGTTAGAGTTAAAGAACTCTGGAAATGTAGTCAGTTTGTAAATTGTAATACTAATTATATGAGACTATAACACTGTTAGGCGTTAGTTATAGCGCCGATATGATCGGATTAATATCGAGGTTACGTGGATTCGTTGTCGTACTCTAGAAATTTCACTGTTTTTAGCCGTGCATGCAATAGGTGCATTGTTTTGCATGCGTTGAGGTTACTCATTCTGGCCGTACACCGCCAGAGCTGGCACGGATCCTGAGTGGTCATGCGCCTGCATTAAAAGCGACTCATGAAGCGGGCAGGCGAGGCGGGGATAGCATTGCGCGCAACGCGGTAAAATATACCGCGCAGGAGTGCGCCAGCGCGGCGCTGTGCGCTTGGTTGATTTTGTCGGTGTCGTTGGGTTTTGTAGGCGTTGCGCTGCGTGTGGCGCGTCTGAGGGGATTCTGTGCGGTGATGTAAAAAAGCCGCCCGCAGGCGGCATCGGTATTACTCCTCGCTATCGTCTAGGCTGTACTTTTTGAACCGGATCACCTCCTCACCCAGCCACTGGTTAATCTCGGCGATCCGCGCCTGTAGCGGGGTTAGCTCGTTGCGGACAAACACCCGGGCAACTTTCTCGACATCCCCCACGGAGCCGACGTTTTCGGGTTTACCGCCCATCAGTTGGTAGGGGATGCGGTGGGCGTCGAGCAGATCGGCGGCGCTAACCCGCTTGATGTTAAAGAAATCATCCTTGGTGGCCACCTCACTGAGCGGGATGATGTTGATCCCGTCGCTTTTTCCGTTTGGGGCATAAAAAAACAGGTTCTTAAAGTTGCCGAGCCCTTTTGCGCCGCGCATTGCATCGCGCAGCGCTTCTACGTCAGTGGCATTTTGTGCCGGATCGGTAACGTACATGATGTACCCGGCATGTGCTCCGTTTTGATAATACTTCCGGCGGAATAGTGTGGCCGACTCATTCAGCCAGGCGGAGTTAAGCGCGGCCAAGTATTCCGGCATGCCGTAAAGCTCTTGGTTGATATCCGGCTCCATCAGGTGGAAAACCGCCCCGGGGTCAAAGCGGTGCGGATGAGTGAACGACTGCACGTACCAGTAAACATCCTCTTCAACCCCGCGCCGGGTGTATTTGGCCGGCGACGTCTCCAGGCGTAGCGCTTTACCGGTGACGCTTTGGCGCAGTTCAAAAAAGGCGTTGCCAAACACCAGATAATCCAGAACGAAGCGCGAGAAATCCTGCTGCGATAGCATCGGGTGCGGGATGTAGGTACTGGTCAGAATATTGCGCTTCACGTAAATCGGCGAGCTGTGATGTACCGCTGCGCGCAGACTTTTGGCAAGTCCTGAAAAGCTAACCGGCGGTTCGTACCATTTGCCGGTGCTGATGCACTCCACGTAGTCGAGGATGTCGCGCTTATCGAGCACGGCGGTCGGTTCACCGAAGGTAAACGCCATCGCGCCGTTGCCCGCCGCGGCGGATTCAGCAACCATTTTTTTAGTCGGACGATTTTTGCGTTTTTTCATCAGTTGATATCCAAAATTGACGATGAGGGGCGGCCGCTGCCGGCGGTCAGGGGTTCGTTTAGCAGGGCGTGCATGGTCGCCCAGGCCAGATCGGCGTGGCTGGCTTCATCACTGCGGCTGGCGTCATAGGTGGTGCTGCGACCGCTAGCGGTCATGGTTTTGCGGATGGCCATAAACGAGGCGGTTACATCGGTGTAGCTGACGTCATATTCCAGGCGTCCGTTAGCGATGGTGTCCTTGGCTTTCAGCACCATGGCGGTTTTTACCTCCGGGTTGTAGCGCAGCTCGCGCGCCGCCGGGTAGAACTCGCGCACTAACTGGAAAACCCCCTGCCCGATCCCCGTGGCATCGATGCCGATGTAATCGACGCGGTATTTCTCCGTCAGCGCCCGGATGGCCTCGGCCTGGGTAGAAAAATCCATGCCTTTCCACTGGTGGCGCTCCAGCATGCGGAATTTACCGCCCGGTACCGCAGGCGGTGCCAGTACCACACAGCCCGCACTGTCGCCCGTATGTGAGGGGTCGTACCCAATCCAGACCGGGCGATCAAAGGGATGGTCGGCATAGGGGTTAACGTCCGTCCACGCCTCAAGGGCATCGACCATACAGCGCTGTAACTCCTCGAACGGGAACACGCTGGCCTTGTCGTCGACGAACTCGCACATAAACAGGTTTTTAAAGTCGTCGGCGCTGTTTTCACGCTTGAGCTGATCGAGGTCGAACAAAGTGCAGCCACCGACCAGGGCATCCTCGATGGTGACGATTTGCCGCCACTGTCCATCTGCGCACAGCAGGCCACCGGCCAGGGCGCTGTGGCTGATGTCGATTTCAATGCGATCGGCGGCGCTGGCGCGTCCCTTGTTGAACAGGTCGCCAGACCAGAACGGGTACGCCCCGTGTGCCAACGTGGAGGGCGTCGAAAAGTAGGTCGACCGCAGGTGCTTCTGTGAGGCCATGCCGGAGGCAACTTTGCGTAGCTTCTGGAAGTTGGGGATCCAGAAAATTTCATCGACATACAGGTCGCCGTTATGGCTCTGCGCCGTGTTGGAGTTGGTGCCAAGGAAAATCAGCTTTGCCCCGTTGTTGCCGATGACAATCGGGTCACCGGTCAGGTCGATATCGACCAACCGGGCGAACTGAATGATGTATTCACGGAAGACGTAAGCCTGCATTTTACTGGCCGACAAAAAAATCTGGTTATGGCCGGTTTTTAGGGCGCGCAGTAACGCCTCGCGGGAGAAGTAGAACGTCGCACCGATCTGGCGCGATTTGAGGATGTCGCGGATACGGTGAGCCAGCCCGGCGCGATACCACTGCAACTGGTATTCGAAAGACTGGTCGAAAAATAATTCCTCCAGTTTTTCGATCGCCTCCTCGCTGAAAAAGTTCTTTTTCGGCTTCTTGCGCTCCCCCTTGTTTCGATTGGCCACGTTGGGATTGAGGTCGGCCTCGTTGCCGGTCTGGCTGTAGCGGTTCACCCGCGCCAGGCGCTCGATCTGGCGCCCGAGCAGGTCAATTTCCTTGTAGTCCGCCCCCTCTTTTTTGTCCTTGAGAACCAGTTGCACCAAGCGCGCCTCGATGCTGTTTTCGATGCGGGTGATCGGCGCCGTGTCATCCCAGGCGTCACGCTGTTTCCAGCTCTGCACGGTCGGGCGTTTCTGTTGCAGCATTTCGGCGATCTGCGCGATGGAAAACCCCTGCCAATACAGCAGCGACGCCTGTCGGCGCGGATCGCGCAATAGTGATGTGTCTGTGGTGATGGTCATGTCATCCCTCGCTCATTCTACGAGGGAAAGGCTACGGAAGCGCCGCTGCATCTGCCTTAAGTGCCTGTTGTGCCAGCGCTAACCCATCCGTCACCGCTGGCGGCTGCGGGGGTGAGTCGGGAAACTAACCCCGACATTCAACTACCAACGCAGGACTGACGATGGCAAAAAAAATTTCTAAGTGGTTCCGCATCGGTGTCGAGGGTGACACCTGCGATGGCCGCGTTATCGATGCCAATGACATCCAACAGATGGCCGAGACCTTTGATCCGCGTGTCTATGGCTGCCGCATCAATCTGGAGCACATCCGCGGCCTGCTGCCGACCGGTGACTTTAAGCGCCTGGGGGATGTGGTGGAGCTCAAGGCCGAGAAAATCGACGATGACAGCGCGCTGAATGGCAAGTGGGCGCTCTACGGCAAGATTGCCCCGACCGATACGCTGGTCGAGTGGGTGCGTGATGGGCAGAAGGTCTACACCTCCATGGAGATCCGCCCCAATTTTGCCAACTCCGGCAAAGCCTACCTGGTCGGCCTGGCGGTGACGGATGACCCGGCCAGCCTCGGCACGGAATACCTGGAATTTTGCGCCAATGCCACCGCAAACCCGCTGGCCAATCGCAAGGAGGAGCCGGGCGATCTGTTTTCTGTGGCCTCCCTTGCCGAGCTGGAGTTTATCGAGCAGGGCCATGTCCTCGAGTCCTTGTCAGCCAAGGTGCGTGGCCTGTTCTCGCGTAAAGCCCAGCATGATGACGATCGCTTTGCCGATGTGCATGACGCCGTCACCACCATTGCCGAACAGGTGCAAAGCAACAGCGATAGCACCGAGCAACGTTTTCAGGAGTTGGAGGCGGTTACCGAAAACCTGCGCGGTGAGTTGGCCGAGGAACGCCAACAGGTTACTGCGCTGCGCGCCGCCATGGACAACACCGAAAACCCAACCCAGTCACGTCGCCAACCGGCTACCGGTGGCAATGGTGAAGACACCCTGTTAACCAACTGCTGATCGGGGCTATGCCGCCGCCCGCCTGGTTGTGGGTTTTATTGGGGTAAAACAACAAGAGAGACACTATGCGCAAGAATACCCGTTTCAAGTTTAATCAGTACCTGACCCGTGTCGCCGAGCTGAATGGCGTGGCCGTCGACGATTTGAAAAATAAATTCGCCGTTGAGCCCTCCGTCACGCAGACGCTGATCACCTCGGTGCAAGACACCTCCGAGTTTCTGACCCTCATCAACATGGTGCCGGTCGATGAGCAGGAGGGGGAAAAAATCGGCTTGGGCGTGACCGGCTCTATCGCCAGTACCGCCGATACGGACGGTGGCACGGGTCGAGAGACCGAGGACTTTATGGCGCTGGCCTCCCGCAAATACCGCTGCGAGCAGGTCAACTTCGATTTCCATATCCGTTATAACACCCTCGACCTGTGGGCCCGTTATCAGGATTTCCAGCTGCGTTTGCGTGACGCTATCGCCAAGCGCATGGGGCTGGATTACATCATGGCCGGGTTTAACGGAACGTCGCGCGCCGCCACCTCCAACCGCAAGACCAACCCGCTGTTGCAGGATGTGGCGGTCGGCTGGTTGCAGAAGATGCGCAATGAGGCGCCGAAACGTGTCCTGGACAAAATCACCAACCCCGCGGGGGAGGTGGTCTCAGCCGTGGTGCGTATCGGTGCCAATGGTGACTATGAGAACCTCGATGCCGCCGTCATGAATGCCACCGATACCCTGCTGGATCCGTGGCATAGCGAAGACCCGGAGCTAGTCGTGATTTGCGGTCGCAAGCTGCTGGCCGACAAGTATTTCCCGCTGGTGAATAAGAAGCAGGATAACAGCGAGGCGATGGCGGCAGACGTTATCGTCAGCCAGAAGCGCATCGGTAACCTGCCGGCGGTCCGTGTCCCCTATTTCCCGGACAACGCGCTGATGGTCACACGACTGGATAACCTCTCCATCTACGTGATGGACAGCAGCCACCGCCGCCACATCGACGAGAATGCCAAGTTCGATCGGGTCGAAAACTACGAGTCACTGAAAATCGACTATGTGGTCGAGGATTACGGCTGTGCCGCGATGATCGAAAACATCCAGTTTGGCACCTTCCCCGCCAAGCCTGCGGCGGCATCACTGGAAGCGGAACAAGGTGCCCGCATTGAGCCTGCGGTGGCATCACTGAGTGCGGAACAAGGCGCACCCGTTGAGAACGCAGGGGGCTAAGCCATGTTGAGTCCCGCAGAGTGTCATGTAATGCGGGTCTCGGCCACGTTGGCCGCGCAGCGGGAAAACACCCCGCTGCGCCATGCCAGCGAGTATGAGCAGATGCTCGTCAAACTGGCCGCTGATCGCCGCAAGCTGAAAGGTATCCAATCCATTGAGACCAAGGCGCTGCATAAGCGCGGAATGCTGCCGTTTTATGGGCCGTGGATCAGCGGTGTGTTGGCCGCTGGCCGTGGTGCGCAGGATGACATCGTGATGACCGTCATGCTGTGGCGGTTTGATGTGGATGACATCACCGGCGCCTTGGATATCGCGGAGTATGCCTTACGCCATAACCTGAGAATGCCGGAAAAGCATAGCCGCACGACCGGGTGCGTCGTGGTGGAAGAAACCGCCGCTGCCGCCGCACGTCTACGCGCCGCTGGTGCCGCTTTGTCGATCGATACGCTGGAGCGAGCCATCGCGCTGACGGTAGATCAGGATATGCCCGACAACGTGCGCGCCCGCCTGCATAAAACGGTCGGCCTGTTGTTGCGAGACCAGGGGGATAACGCTGCCGCCTTGGCACAGCTCCAGCGCGCAATGCAGTTGGACGACAACGCCGGGGTGAAAAAGGAGATTCAGGCGCTGGAGCGCGCACTCCGGCCAAAGCCGGTGAAACAATCGGCTAAGCCAGCCAAGAAAAAGACGGCGGCGCGTCCGCGCAGCGTAACCGGGACACCGGCCAGACGCGGGCGCCCGCCCAAGGTGAAAGCCGCCAGTTAACAGAATGCGCCACGCGCCAGGGCGGCACGCAGGCCAATGCAGGCATGACCTCGCTGTCGGCCTGCGTCCACCGCCCACCCATTCGAGGTTGTCATGACGACAGTGATTATTGACCAAAGCGGGATGCCTGCCGGTGATGCGGTGATCATTCCACCGGACTCGCAGCGTGAACCGGTAATTAAAAACACCTTCTTTTTTCCTGACGTTGAGCCGCGCCGTATCCGTGATCTGATGCGGTTGGAATACACGGTCACCCCTGCCCGTATGCGCGATGCCATTTGTGCCGGTATCGCGGAGGTTAACGCCGAGTTGGTCGAGTTCCGCGAGCGGCAGATGTTGCTGGGGTTCAAGACCCTGGACGCCGTGCCGGCAGAGACCATCGATGGCGAGAGTGTGTGCTGTTTCCACTATCTACGCGCCGTCAGCGCCATGACTGCGGCCTCACTGTATGAGCGCTATCGCGGGTATGACGCCAGCGGTAAGGGGGAGAAAAAGGCCGAGAGTGTCGAGGCGGTGATCGATGAGCTGTGGCGGGATATGCGCTGGTCCGTGTCTCGGTTGCAGGGGCGCCCCCGCTGCATTGTGAGCCAGCTATGAAAGTGATTGCACAACAGGGAGAGTCGCTTGATGCCCTGTGCGCCACCTATTACGGCCGCACGCAAGGGGTCGTCGAGGCAGTGCTGGAGGCGAATCCGGGACTGGCCTCGCTCGGCGCCATCCTGCCACACGGTACCGTCGTCGAGTTACCCGAAATTGAGGCGGCGCCAATATCTGAAACCATTAACTTATGGGATTAACGCATGAACGAAACCGATAAGAGTGTGCTCTCGCTGTTTGTGATCGGCGTGATGATCGTCATCGGTAAGGTACTGGTCGGCGGCGAGCCGGTATCCCCGCGGCTGTTCATCGGTCGCTGTCTTTTGGGGGGCTTTGTCTCCATGGTCGCCGGGGTGGCGCTGGTGCAGTTCCCCGACCTGTCGCCGACGGCGGTGAATGGTATCGGCGCCATGTTGGGCATCGCTGGCTATCAGGTAGTGGAGATCCTGATTCAGCGTCGGATTGGCAAAGGGGGCAATGCGGCCAAAGGGGGCAGCGATGAGCGCCATTAATCTGCATCCGAACGTGGCGGCGTTCCTCGATATGATCGCCTTTGCTGAGGGAACGGCGACCCATCCGCTGACACGTAACCGAGGGTACGATGTGATTGTTACGGGCATGGATGGGGTGCCGGAAGTGTTTACCGACTACAGCGATCACCCGTTTGCGCATGGTCGCCGCGCCAAGGTATTTAACCGTCGTGGGGAGCGGTCGACGGCCTCGGGACGCTATCAGCAGCTTTACCTGTATTGGCCGCATTATAAAAAGCAGCTCAACCTGCCCGATTTCAGTCCAGCATCGCAGGATAAGTTGGCGATACAGCTGATCTGCGAGCGCCGAGCGCTGGAAGATATCAAGCGCGGCGATATCGAGCGCGCCATCTCCAAGTGTCGGGGTATTTGGGCATCGTTGCCGGGGGCGGGCTACGGTCAGCGAGAGCACGCACTCGACACGCTGGTTAGCGTATATCACCAGGCTGGCGGGGTGGTGGCATGACGTGGCGCCTAACCCTGCTCCTGATTGTCATGTCGCTAGCGCTCGGGGCGGCGCTGTGGCTGCGCCATGAAAACAGCAACCTACGACGGGGATTTGATACGGCCAATAAAGTGGCATCAGCGCAAAAAAAGCAGATTACCATGCTGAAAAATCAGCTAAGTACGGCCTCCGCTGTGAGCCGCAGGCAAGAGCGGGATCAGGTTGTCCTGCGTCAGCAGCTCGATGCCGCCAACACTCTTGCCACCCACCGAAATAAAACCATCACGAGGCTACTCAATGAAAATGAGACCCTGCGTTCGTGGTGGCGGACTGCTCTGCCTGATGTGGTTGTCCGGCTGCACACCCGCCCCGCCTTCGATAACCCCGACGATTATTTACAGTGGCTGTCCCGCCGTGAGCAGTTGCCGGATACCGGGGAGCCACCCGACCAGCAACGGCGATCTGAGTGACGATAATCGACAGTTAGAGGCCGCGCTGGTGCAGTGCGCGCTACAAGTGGAGACCGTCAAACACTGTCAGGAGGAACTGCGTGCTAAAGCCGAACAGTCTGAAACAGGCGCTCTATAAGGCGTTGCCGGTACTGGCCGAAAACCCGGATATGATGCGGATCTTTATCGATGAGGGGGTGATCGCTGCCACGCTGGCGCCATCGCTCTCCTTTGAGAACCGGTACACATTGAATGTGCTTATCCTGGACTATCGCGGCGACATAAATCTGATTCTGGTACCGCTGGCGGCATGGCTGCGGGAGAATCAGCCCGATATCTTCACGACAGGCGACGGGAAGGGATTCACCTATATCAGCGACATCAATACGAGCGACAGCCAGGATTTAAGTATCAGTCTAAAGCTGACCGAGCGCACCCTGGTGCAACAGGAGGGTGCCCGTTTGTATGTGCGCAATGTGGGCGAGCCGCCCGAACCGGAGCCCGTCGAGCGGCCGACGGAGCTCTACATCAATGGCGAGTTAGTGAGTCAGTGGCATGAGTGAGTTCTCACCCTTTAACGACACCCTCGCGGGGTTGATCGCCACCCTGACCGCCACCGAGCGGCGCAAGATGGCGGCGGAGATTGCCCGTCGGCTGCGAGCCAGCCAACAGCGTCGCATCAGGGCGCAGCAGGCGCCAGACGGAACGCCCTACGCGGCGCGCAAACCACAACAGGTTCGGGGAAAGCGTGGGCGGGTGCGCCGGGCAATGTTCGCCAAGCTGCGCACCAATCGCTACATGCTGGCAAAGGCGGATCCTGATGCGGCCACGGTGACGTTTGCCGGACGGGTCCAGCGCATTGCGCAGGTTCATCAGTACGGTCTGAAAGACAAGCCGAGCCGCCACAGTGCGGAAGTGCAGTATGAGGCTCGCCCATTGCTGGGCTTTACCGACGAGGACAAAAAAATCGTTGAAGAGGTGCTCCTCTCCCATCTGGAAAACTAGCTGTTGTCCCATCGTTCACCCATCACCAACAAATTGCCGCTGACGCCCTGCCAGCGGCATTCTTTCATCATGAAACTACAAGCCAACATCACAGAGATACTGCGCTTACTGCGTAACCTGATCCGCACCGGGGTGATCGTCGAGGTCAACACCCAGTCGGGGCGTTGCCGGGTACAAACCGGGGGCGTCAAAACAGACTGGTTGCAGTGGTTGACACTGCGAGCCGGGAGCGCGCGCACCTGGTGGGCACCCTCCGTCGGTGAGCAGGTGATCCTGCTGTCCGTAGGGGGTGAACTGGATACCGCCTTTGTGCTGCCGGCCATTTATTCCAATGAACACCCGGCGCCATCGGACTCTGCACAGGCATGGCGTGTTGATTTTCCCGATGGGGCGGTCATTGAGTACGAGCCCGAAACCGGTGCGCTAACGGCCAGCGGGATCCAGACCGCTGCCATCACGGCATCCACATCGATTACGGCCACCGTGCCGCTGGTCACCGTGAAAGCGGAGACCCGGATCGTGCTGGATACGCCCGAGGTGGTGTGTACCAACAAACTGACAACCGGAACGCTGGAGGTGCAAAAAGGCGGGACGATGCGCGGCAATATTGAACATGGCGGTGGCGCATTTACCTCCAACGGGGTGCAGGTGGATAAACACCGTCATGGCGGTGTGCAATCGGGGGGAAGTTGGACGGAGGGGACACAATGACTGCGCGTTATGTCGGCATGAGCCAGGCGTCGGGACTTTCACTGGAGGATGCCGCGCATATCAGACAGAGCGTGCGCGACATCCTCATCACGCCGATCGGCTCACGCATCATGCGCCGGGAGTATGGCTCCTTGTTGTCGGCGCTAATTGACCAACCGCAAAGCCCGGCATTACGCCTGCAAATAATGGCCGCCTGCTACATGGCCATCTTGCGTTGGGAGCCGCGTGTACGCCTGACGGCTATCCGTTTTGAACAATCGACCCCCGGCGGGTTGTTTGTCGATATCACTGGCGTCAGCGCCCTGACAGGGGACGGCGCTTTCTCATTAACCGTGCCATTGAGTTGATACGATGCCGATCATTGACCTGAGCCAACTGCCTGCGCCCGATGTTATCGAGGAACTGGACTATGAAAGCCTGCTGGCAGAGCGCAAGACGACGCTGATTTCGCTGTATCCCGAAGAGCAACGTGATGTCATCGCACATACCTTGACGCTGGAGTCAGAGCCGATCGTCAAGCTGCTGGAGGAAAATGCCTACCGTGAATTGTTGCTGCGCCAGCGGGTAAACGAAGCGGCGCGGGCGGTTATGTTGGCCTATTCCTCCGGTAGCGATCTGGATATGTTGACGGCAAATTTAAACACTGAGCGCCTGACGATTGTGCCTGCCGACGAGACGACCCTACCGCCGACACCGGCGGTGATGGAGTCTGACGATGATTTGCGCCTGCGGGCGCAACAGGCATTTGAGGGGTTAAGCGTGGCGGGGCCGGTTGGCGCCTATGAATATCATGGCCGCAGTGCTGACGGCCGGGTCGCTGATGTCTCGGTCGATAGCCCGGCGCCGGCCTGCGTCACGATTGCGGTGCTGTCACGCGAGGGAAATGGTACGGCGAGCGAAGAGCTACTCGCTATCGTTGCCAAGGCGCTAAACGATGAGGATGTGCGACCTGTCGCCGATCGCGTCACCGTAAAGCCTGCCGTGATCGTGCCCTACCAGATTAACGCCACCCTATACCTCTATCCGGGGCCGGAAGCGGAGCCCATCCGCCAGGCGGCAGAGGGCAAACTCAAGGCTTACATTAACGCTCAACACCGCCTCGGGCGAGACATCCGCTTGTCGGCGATTTACGCCTCGCTGCATGTTGAGGGGGTGCAGCGTGTGGCGTTGGCCAGTCCAACGGCTGACATCGTGCTGGATAAGAGCCAGGCATCCTATTGCAACGCCTATCAGCTGACCATTGGGGGGACGGATGAATAGCGATCGCCTGTTACCAATGGGGTCATCAGCGCTGGAGCTGGCGGCCGCTAAGGCATGTGCCGAGCTGGCGCGCGTGCCGGTGCCATTGCGAACCCTGTGGAACTGGCGCACCTGCCCCGTCAACCTATTGCCCTATTTGGCCTGGGCGTTCTCCGTTGATCGGTGGGATGAACGCTGGCCAGAGGAAACCAAGCGCAACGTGGTGGCGGTGGCGCACTTTGTTCATCGCCACAAGGGGACGATCGGCGCCATACGTCGCGTGGTCGAGCCATTGGGCTATCTGATTGAGGTGCGTGAATGGTTCCAGCTTAACGAGGCGCCAGGCACGTTTCGTTTAGTGGTCGGTGTGCTGGATACCGGGATCACCGAGGAGATGTACCAAGAGCTTGAGCGCTTGGTCGCCGATGCTAAGCCAGCCAGTCGGCATCTAACCGGCTTGGCTATCAGCCTAACGAGTAGTGGGCGGGCCTATCTGGGTGCCAGCTGCTACGACGGGGATGCGTTAACCGTGTACCCCTACACCCCCGAGGAGATTGTCGTCGGCGGTGAATATTACCCGGCCTCGGCCATCCATTTGATTGATAACCTGAGAGTGAACGCATGACCGCTAAATACCTTGCCATTCTGACCAATCAGGGCGCGGCGCGGCTGGCGAACGCGGCGGGACTCGGCACCAAACTCAACCTGACGCAGATGGCCGTCGGTGATGCGAATGGTGCGCTGCCGACCCCTGACCCTGCACAGACGAAGCTCATTAATCAGACGCGCATCGCGCCGCTGAACCTGCTGACCATCGACCCGGCCAACCCCGGCCAGATTATCGCGGAGCAGATTATTCCCGAAAATGAGGGCGGTTTCTGGGTCCGCGAGATTGGTCTCTACGATGACGACGGCATTCTGATTGCCGTGGCGAACTGCCCGGAAACCTACAAGCCGCAGCTGCAGGAGGGGAGTGGCCGCACGCAGACCATCCGCATGGTGCTAATCGTGTCGAGCACGTCGGCCATCACCCTGAAAATCGACCCGTCAGTCGTACTGGCAACGCGTCAGTATGTCGACGACAAGGTTATCGAGGTAAAGAGCAACGTTGACAGCAAACTCAGCACGCATGAGCAGTCCCGCAATCACCCAGACGCGACAACAGCTGCCAAGGGCTTTGTACAACTGAGCAGCGACGATAATAGCGAGGTTGAGGACAAGGCGGCCACGCCGGCCGCCGTTAAAAAAGTGCGGGCGCTAGCCGAGACTAAAGCACCGGTCGATAGCCCCGCATTCACCGGCGTGCCGACCACGCCGACACCGCAGACGGCGGCCAGCGGGTTAGAGATTGCCAACGCGGCGTTCGTTGCGGCAAAGATCGCAGCGCTTGTCGGATCGGCTCCGGGGGTATTGGATACTCTGCAGGAGATTGCCGCCGCACTGAATAATAATCCGGATTTTGCCAACGAGATGATACGGCAACTGGCAGGAAAACAGCCGATTAATGAGGTGCTGACGGCACTATCTGGCCTGGCTACAGGAGAAGGAAAACTCCCGTATTTTATCGGAAAAGGAAGTGCGAGCCTGGCTGACTTTACCAAGATTGGCCGTGATATTGCCGGTGCGGGAACGGTTGAAGATATCATCCACTATCTTAGCCTTGGCGATGCGGCCAAAAAAAACGTTGGCACAACGGCGGGAGCTGTTGCAGCTGGTGACGATCTACGACTGGCTAAAGCCTTTGTTCGCTTTTCGGCTAAAGCAGGCACGATTCAAATACAAAAGTCACTGAACGTAACATCAATCCGCAGAGATGGCGCGGGGCTGTATAAGCTGTTTTTTTCAACTCCCATGCCCTCTGCTGATTATGTGGCCGTGGGGACGTGTGGTGGTACGGCACCGGATGGAGGGTTCGATAACTTTGTTCTGGTCAGCAAGACGGCTGCAGATTACTGCGACTTTAACTGCTATGACCGCATTGACGGGCAAAGCCAGGACTCCAACCTGATTTCCATGCTGTTTTTTTAGGGGATGCAAATGGTCATTATCCATGAATCACAGAGCGGCGGCGTTTTTGTCATCTACCCCGCCTCGCAGGATGCGGACATGAATGCGGTTGCTGAACAATGTGTGCCGCCGGGCGCCGCATTTAAAATTGTTGACCAAAAAACACTACCTGATGCGCCACAATATGCTTGGCAATGGAATGATAGTGGAGACATAACCGTCAATACCGCAATGATTAATGAGGCGGTACGTACCCAGCTAATTTCTGAGGCTAATCAGCTCATTTCAGATAAGCACTGGCCGAGTAAGCTGGCATTGAATCGCCTGTCTGATATGGAGCGGAGTGAATTTAACCAATGGTTGGATTATATCGACGTGTTAAATGGGGTGGATCCTGCTAATCCAGCGTGGCCACCAAAGCCAAAGCTGGAATGATAAAGTGACTAAGCCATGTCAATGTAAAGGCTGCCAATGGCGTAGCCGGGGGTGGCCGGGATACATCCCCTGCTCAGGTGCCAAAGTTGGTAGAGAACTACCACCACCTAAAAAACGATGACACCAAAGGCGCCCCAGCATGGGGCGCTTTATTATCCGGTTGTGCCACCGCCCACCCATCCGCCATTGCTCGCCCCGCCTGTAACTGCATCAGAAAATAACCGCACCTATCCATGATGGAGTAAATCCGATGAGTGATTTTCACCATGGCGCGCAGGTGCTCGAAATTAACGACGGCACCCGCGTCATTTCAACGGTCTCGACGGCCATTATCGGTATGGTCTGCACGGCCAGCGATGCAGACGCCGCCACTTTCCCGCTTAATACGCCGGCGCTGATCACCGATGTGCAGGGTGCCATTGGCAAGGCGGGAACAAAGGGCACCCTCGCCGCCGCACTGCAGGGCATCACCGACCAGTCAAAGCCGGTCACTGTGGTGGTGCGTGTCGCGGACGGTGAGGGCAGCACCGAAGAGGAGAAGTTGGCGGCCACCGTCAGTAACGTCATCGGCACGACGGACGAAAACGGGAAATACACCGGCATGAAAGCGCTGTTGGATGCGGCGGTAGTGACCGGGGTCAAGCCGCGTATTCTCGGCGTACCGGGGCTTGATACGCAGGCTGTCGCCACGGCGTTGGGTGCCATCTGCCAGAAGCTGCGGGCGTTTGGTTATATCAGTGCCTGGGGCTGTAAGAGCATTTCAGAGGCGATCGCCTACCGCAAAAACTTCAACCAGCGCGAGCTGATGGTTATCTGGCCCGATTTTATCGCCTGGGACACCAAGACCAGCACACCCACCACCGCCTGGGCGACGTCGCGGGCGCTGGGGCTGCGTGCGAATATTGATCAGACGATCGGCTGGCATAAAACGCTGTCCAACGTCGGGGTGAATGGCGTCACTGGCATCAGCGCCTCGGTGTATTGGGATTTACAGACGCCGGGAACGGACGCCGATCTGCTGAATGAGGCTGGTGTCACCACGCTGGTGCGTAAGGATGGTTTCCGCTTCTGGGGTAACCGTTGCTGCTCGGATGATCCGCTGTTCCTGTTTGAGAACTACACCCGTACCGCCCAGGTACTGGCCGATACCATGGCAGAGGCGCACATGTGGGCGGTAGATAAGCCGGTGACCCCGACGCTGATTAAAGACATCGTTGAGGGGATCCGCGCGAAGTTCCGCGAGCTGAAATCTAATGGCTACATCATCGACGGCGACGCCTGGTTCGATGAGGCGGCCAACAGCAAAGAAACACTCAAGGCTGGCAAGCTGTATATCGATTACGACTATACGCCGGTGCCGCCGCTGGAAAACCTGACCCTACGCCAACGCATCACCGATAAATACCTGGTGAATCTGGCGCAGTCGGTCAACAGCTAAGGAGCCTGCACCATGGCATTACCCCGCAAACTGAAATACCTGAACCTGTTCAATGACGGCCTGAGCTATATGGGGGTGGCGAAGTCGGTCTCGCTGCCGAAACTGACCCGCAAGCTGGAGAACTACCGCGGCGGCGGTATGAATGGCGCGGCGCCGGTCGATCTGGGGCTGGACGATGATGCGCTGGTTGTCGAATGGACAATCGGCGGCTTGCCGGATGAAACCCTGTGGTCACAGTATGCCGCCCCGAGTGCTAGCGCCGTCCCGCTCCGCTTTGCTGGATCTTATCAGCGCGACGACACCGGCGACATTGTAGCGGTCGAGGTGGTCATGCGCGGTCGCCATAAGGAGATCGACGCCGGAGACGCCAAACAGGGTGAAGATACCGAGGTAAAAATCAGCACCCAATGCACCTATTACAAGCTGACCATCGACGGCAAGGACATGATCGAGATCGACACCATCAACATGGTGGAAAAGGTCGGCGGCGTTGACCGTCTGGAGCAGCACCGCCGCAATATCGGCCTGTAATCCCCCGCGGTCGGGATAACCGGCCGCCATTACGAATAAGAGAGAATCACCATGGCAAAAGAGAAAACCGTGACCGAGCTGGCGCAAGAAGCACCGAACACCATCACCCTGAAACACCCGGTGAAACGTGCCGGGCAGACCATCGAACAGGTCACCCTCCTCACCCCGAATACCGGACACCTGCGCGGGCTGTCGCTGGCTGCGGTCGCCTCTGCTGAGGTTGATGCGCTGATCAAGTTGCTGCCTCGCATGACCATGCCAAGCCTGACTGAACAGGAGGTTGCCTCCCTGTCGCTGCCTGATATGACCGCCATCACGGCCAAGGTGATTAATTTTTTCGGCTAGAGCTGGGGACGTTAGACATTCCGCACGATATGTCGGTCGATGATCTGATGGCGGATATCGCGGTGATTTTTCACTGGCCGCCATCAGAACTGTATCCCATGAGCCTGGCCGAGCTTATCTCCTGGCGCGGTAAGGCGCTCACCCGAAGCGGACAAACCACCGATGAGTAATAACGTAAAGATTGAGGTGTTGCTCAAAGCCATTGACCAGGCCACGCGCCCGTTTAAGCACATTCAGGGCGCGGGGAAATCACTGTCGGCGGATCTGCGCGGCACGCAGCAAACACTCCGCGAGCTGAATAATCAGGCGGGGAAAATTGAGGGATTTCGTAAAACCAGCGCCCAGCTCGCTGTAACCAGCCAGGCGCTGAAAAAGGCCAAGGATGAGGCCAATGCGTTGGAGGAGCAATTCAAGGCCACAGAGCGGCCTACACGCGCGCATGCCAAGGTATTGGAGGCGGCCAAGCGAGCGGCCGCCGATCTCCAGGCCAAGGAGAATAGTCTGCGTATGGCGGTACAGCGCCAGGGGCAAGAGTTGGCTAAGACGGGGATCAATACTCGCACCCTCGCCGCTGATGAGCGCCGGCTGAAAAACTCCATCAGCGAGACAACTCTACAGCTTAATCGTCAGCGTGATGCACTGGCGCGCGTCAGTGCGCAGCAGGCGCGTCTGAATGCGGTAAAGCGACGGTATCAGGCAGGAAAGGAAATTGCCGGAACGGCTGGTGCAGTCGGCGCCGCCGGGGTTGGTATTGCTACGTCCGGCACCATGGCGGGTGTCGCCATTTTGAAACCGGGGTATGACTTTGCGCAGAAAAACTCAGAGCTACAGGCTGTGCTCGGGGTCGATAAGCAGTCTCCAGAAATGCAGGCGCTACGCGCCCAGGCGCGCCAGCTTGGCGACAATACTGCTGCATCGGCTGACGATGCAGCCGGGGCTCAAATCATTATCGCAAAAGCGGGCGGAGATGCCGCTGCCATTCAGGCCGCTACGCCGGTAACGCTGGAGATGGCGCTGGCCAACCGGCGCACCATGGAGGAAAACGCAGCACTATTGATGGGGATGCGGTCGGCGTTCCAGCTCTCCAACGATAAGGTGGCGCATATTGGCGATGTGCTATCGACAGTCATGAATAAAACAGCGGTAAATTTTGAAGAGCTTAGCGATGCTTTGACCTATGTCGCTCCTGTGGCTAAAAACGCGGGGGTCAGTATCGAAGAGACTGCCGCGATGGTGGGTGCGCTGCATGATGCCAAGATAACCGGATCAATGGCAGGTACTGGGAGCCGTGCGGTGCTGAGTCGCCTGCAGGCGCCGGCGGGGAAGGCATTTACTGCCATAAAAGAGCTGGGAATTAAGACGATGGACAGGCAAGGGAATACTCGCCCGATCTTTACCATCCTCAAGGAAATTCAAGCCAGCTTTAAGCGTCATAAACTTGGTTCGGGGCAGCAGGCCGAATACATGAAGGTGATATTCGGTGAGGAGGCCAGCTCTGCGGCAAACGTATTGCTTACAGATGCTGCCAGCGGAAAGTTGGATCAACTAGCGGCCACCATGAAAGCCTCGGATGGAAAGACGGCTCAGTTGGTCGCTGTTATGCAGGATAACCTCGGCGGGGATTTTAAAGAGTTCCAATCGGCCTATGAAGCGGTAGGGATAGACCTGTTTGATCAGCAGGAAAGCTCGTTGCGAAAACTGCTCCAAACAACCACAAAATATGTGTTGCGCCTCGACGCGTGGATCCAGAAAAACCAAGGGATGGCGCAATCAATTCTCGCTATCGGAGGAGCGGCGCTGGGTGTTATCGCCTTGGTGGGCGCGATCGGGGTGGTGGCCTGGCCGGTAATTGCCGGTATTAACGCCATCATCGCCGCTGCAGGGGCGATGAGTGTGGCCTTTGGCGTTGCGGGCGGAGCCATCGGAACAGCGTTGGGTGCCATATCATTACCAATGGTTGCACTGGGGGCGGCCATCGTCGCCGGTGCGCTGCTGGTGCGTAAATATTGGGAGCCGATCAGTGCTTTTTTCGGCGGCGTGATTGACGGGCTGCGAGCTGCATTTGCTCCGGTGGCGGAGATCTTTTCACCGTTAACTCCAATGTTCGACATGTTAGGGGGGATGCTTAAGGCAGTACGGACATGGTTTAGCGATCTCGTCGCCCCAGTGAAAGCTAGCCAGGAAGCGCTGGACACATGTAGGAGTGCGGGACAGTTATTTGGTCAATCACTAGCGGATGCCATCCTGGCACCAATTCGCGCCCTCGATAAGCTCCGGCGCGGGATCGATTGGGTGCTGGAGAAGCTGGGGATCATCGATAGTAAATCCACCGCTCTGGATAAAGCTGCGGAAAAAACCAACGCCTATGCCCCCGGTGCGAATGGTCGAGGGTATTCACCGACAGGCGGCATTCTCACCGGCGGATACCAACCGGTGAGTGCGCCAGCGGGTGGCAGCTATATCGACCAGAGCCAGCATCACTATGAGATACCGGTTAACGGAGCCAGCAATCCGATCGATGTGCAGCGCCAGATTAGAGAGGGCCTGCAGGCAGAGCAGCGGGCGCGCAGGGCTCGCCTGCGCTCCGATATGAGTGTCGATTATTAGGAGAGCGCACAATGATGCTGACGTTGGGGATGTTTGTGTTTCAGCTCCAGACCACGCCATATCAAAGTCTACAGCGTGATGTTGATTACCGTTATCCAAGTAATAGCCGCGTCGGTAAGCGGCCGGCGATACAGTTTCTTGGAGTCAATGAAGAGCGGATCACATTATCAGGCGTCTTGTTGCCGGAGATAACCGGCGGGCGCCTTTCCATGCTGGCGTTGGATGCCATGGCGGCAGAGGGCAAGGCATGGCCACTGATCGGTGGGGATGGCACAATTTTTGGGATGTTCGTCGCCTCATCAATCCATGAAACCAGAACCGTTTTTTTTGCCGATGGTGCTCCGCGGCGTATTGAGTTTTCTCTGACGCTGACACGTGTGGATGAGTCATTCACTGCGATGTTTGGCGCCTTGAAAAAACAGGCGGAAGGCATGATCGGGAATGCGACGGCGGCGGCCAATAAGATGGTGGCAAACATTGAGGGGCTTTTTTGATGCTTACCGGATTAACGCTTGATGCGGGGGCCAGCTTGGCACCGGCAATCATGTTGACGTTGGGAGGAAAGGACATCACCCGCAATATTGCCGATCGCCTGATCAGCCTGGTGCATACGGATAATCGAGGGTTTGAGGCTGACAGGGTAGATATCGAGCTGGATGATAGTGATGGGCTAATCGAGCTACCGCTGCGCGGTGCGGTACTGACACTGTTTATCGGCTGGAGTGGGCACGGGTTGATCGGCAAGGGGGATTTTACTGTCGATGAAATCGAGCATAGAGGGGCGCCGGATACGCTCACTATTCGGGCGCGTAGTGCTGATTTCAGGGGCTCGTTGAACAGTCGGCGCGAGATGTCATATCACGATACGACGCTCGGTGATATCGTCACGACTGTTGCGCAGCGGAATTCGCTGCAAGCCGCGGTAGCGGAGGGGGTGCAAGGGATAAAGATCCCGCACGTCGACCAGTCACAGGAGTCGGACGCCGTATTTTTGGCCCGCCTGGCCGAGCGGAATGGCGCCGAGGTATCAGTTAAGGCGGGCAAGCTTCTATTTTTGAAAGCGGGATCCAATATGACGGCCAGTGGAAAACCGATCCCCTCCGTGGTTATTGAGCGAACTGATGGTGACCGGCATCAGTTCGCGATTGCTGATAGAGCGGCATACACGGGCGTAACGGCGCAGTGGCTACATACGAGTGACCCTAAAGAGCAAGAGAAGAAGGTGAAGCTCAAACGTAAACCAAAAGAGAAGCATCTGCGCGCGTTAGAGCACCCAAAAGCGAAGCCGGCGGCCAAGAAAAAGAAGAAAGAAAAGGAGGCTCGCGAGGGGGAGTATATGGCAGGTGATCCTGATAACGTCTTGGCGCTGACGACGGTTTACTCAACCAAGGCTCAGGCCATGCGAGCGGCGCAGTCAAAGTGGGATGCGCTGCAGCGTGGCGTGGCAGAATTCTCTATAACGCTAGCGATAGGGAGGCCAGATTTATACCCTGGCGCCCCGGCCCGTGTGTCGGGTTTTAAATCCATTATCGATGAACAGGGATGGACACTCACAAAAGTGGTGAACAGTATCAGCGATGCTGGCTATACAACGTCGCTAGATCTGGAGGTGAGGTTGTCCGATGTGGAATATGTTGAGGGTGATTAGTTTTTGGTGAATTTATTTCACAAAATGTGAACTATGGGGTAATATTTTACTCAGATACATGGTCTGGGGGGAATATGTTTCACTGTCCGATTTGTGGTCATGCGGCACATGCTAGGTCAAGTCGTTATTTAAGCGAGAATACCAAAGAGCGCTATCATCAGTGCCAGAATGTTAACTGCTCGCACACCTTTAAGACGATGGAAACATTTCAGGCATCTATTGTTTTGCCGGGAAAGGTGAATCCGGCGATGCCACACCCGGAACGAAGTGGCCAGCAGCCGTTATGGATGTGA